GGTCTTGCCTACTACCGTTGTGAAGCCTTGATAGGCTTTTGAGTAACCCCCATTGTCGGCAACTCTAAGTCTGCCAGACACTATTGATAGGGTTGCATTATACGCAGTAAACCCAGTAGTACTACTATCAAACGTACCATTCGTCACCAACTCACTGCCAGTAACGTCAGTATCATCCGTGTCGCTCAAGGTGGCGAGTTTGATGTCGCCGTTCATCCAGCCTGTGTTGTAGTCTGATGCCGTGTAAGCAACCATTCCGTTGGCTGGTGCAGATTGGTTTCTGTCTAAAAAAGTTAAGCCGTTTTCAGTGCCTATATTATTAGCAATGACCAAGTTTTTATTTGAATTATCCGCACCCAGCCAATTTAACTGACCTTCAGAAGTAATTACTGAATACAATTCAAGTGAGTTTCCTAATTGCCCAGCAGAACTTGTAGCTGAAAAATCCGAAGATGGAATATTATCTACTCTTATATATCTTGAATACGGCAGACTATTGCCAGAGTAATCCAAAGAGTAGACTAACTGTTTGTCTGGAGTAAAGTTTACAGACATTGATTTGTGGTAGAGATTTGCACCAGTAATATCAACAACAGTCCCATCATCCTTGATAACACTCACGCCCCCATCAGTAGCCACCGCAATCGTAGGCACAGGCAATCCTGTAGCAGCATCAATCGGGGCGTTGGGTAGCACGGTCATTGCTACATCGTTGGTGTTACCATTTACTAATGCCTTAACTAAAGATGATGCCGCAATAGGAAGCATATATGTATTTCTGTCGCTTAAAGAAACAAAACCAGAGTTACCTGATGTAACGTGTTTTACACAAATGTCTTTTATTAACTCTACACTACGCACACCGTTGTACGCAGCATAGGCATTATTAGCATCATGCATTGCTATGAAAATCTGCCCGTTAAGTGCAGAAACAGATACTGCATTCGGGTATGGGTTACTTCCCGCTGCACCCCACCAAAGATTATATGCAGCAATCGGACTATCCTGAGATTGTCTATTAAACACCATCCACATAGGCATATCAGGGTCATCACCATCGTAGATCGTAACCTGATTACTCTCAGCCACAATAACAGCAACCGCAGGGAACTCCTTACGGCTACCACGGGTGGCAGATGCAGCTTCATTGTACCAAGACGTATGCTGTGTGCGCTTACGCCATGCACCGCCATCACTGTCCTTGCTGGTGTCGTACACGAATACGTCTACGGCTGTGTCGGATATGGTGGCGGCTAGGGCTGATAGGTCTAGTTCGTCTGTGGTGGTTTTACCTTGGACTTCTACACCCGTAGTCGATGTAATAAATTTGGTTTCCCCACTGTGCTTGATAGCAACACTACCGCCGTTCCCTGTATCAGACATCGCAATGTAGTCGTAGCCGCTTGCGTCCTCTAATACTAAGTCGGAGCCACGAATGAACAGTGACCCGCTACCAGTGTCTTGAATGTACTTGTTTGTGCCATCAGAATAGATGTTCAAATAGTCGCTGGCACCACCGCCAAATATAGCGTTTACGTTTGTGCCAAAGCGTACATCACCTGAGATATTACCACCTGTGATAGTTGTTGGGGTAAGTGTGGGAACGGTTACCGTACCAGTAAACGTCGGAGAAGCCGTAGGCGCAGCACCGACCACTTCAGCGACACTGATTTGTCCGTCAGCCAGTTCAGCATTGTCTGAAATCAGATTTGCGAGTATCCGTGCTTTAGTCATTAGCTAGTTCCTTACTCTGGTGTTTCTTGTGCCGCTACATGGGCTGCATAAGCATCCTTAACCGCTTGTGTGTGTACTGCGGCGCAGATGGCTTGAACCTCTCCGCTTTCGCCTGTGATGTCGTCGTTAGGTGCAACGACATGGCGTGAAAACGATTGGCTAATTTCTACGCCATCACGTTTGATAATCGTGGCCGTTCTGACTTGAATGAATTTATGTTCACTCACGATCTCGATTTTGTCTTGAACGGTTTCTTCTGTAAGCGCCATGTTGGCCTCCTGTGTTTATCGTGGCGGTATTGCCACCTGACTACCCTGTAATCCAACAGGGGTATTATGCGACATCGTAATGCCCAGAAAGTCTAATCCTTGATAAGCCATCAATAGCGTAATTACTAACTGACGATCCGTCTTGTGGATTAAGAACAAGAACCAAAGAGGTTGTATTATTATTAACCACAATGTCTACTGCGCCATTTAGATAACTGTTTGATGTTGCGAGAGGTCTTGCAAAATTATAGCCACCGGGAGCCTCGTTTCTGCTAGCAAAAGGTAGCCCATTAATTAAAAAGGCTCCGCTGCCAGTGTGCGCTGTCATAAATATCTGCGCCTCAATCAGAACTCTATTACCAATCTTTGTATATTTGCCTACCCGTGATTGATATGTGCCTGTTCCTGCTGACGTTGATCCAACAACAACAGGTGTCCAACTTCCAGTTTCATAGTCATCCAGCTTATTAGCCAACCCAGTGCCGCCAAGGAATACACCGCCAGAGAGGTAGAGGTCTTTCCAACGGAAAGAGGTAGGATACCCTAAATCAATTTCTGCATCCCGTACCGCAAGGTTATCGTAGTTATATGGCACAAGCGCATTTGCACCTTGGTAATAACCAATACCTACATCGCCGCCACCGATAACCATACTACCGCCATCGACCTTTATGCCGCCGTCAATAGTACTCGCTCCAGAGTAAAATCTTATATACTCGCCTGTATAGTTTTGCCTACGAACTTGCATAGTTTCGCCAGTGGTGCCTGTACGAGAAAAGATTGCACTGTCACCGCCTCGAATGCTGTGACCTGCTTTGGGGTATGAACCAGCGGAATCAGTGCCGATATGCAAGTCACCGCCAAAAGTAGCACCAGTATCAACCGCAAGAACCCCTGCGCTCATGTTGTCGCTTATCCGTAGGTTTGCACCGTTGCCGTAGATGTCCCACTTGCCAGTGCCACCACCAGCGTACATCCTCACATATTTTGTTGCGTTGCTGGAAGCTGCTTTAAACTGACCGCTGTTTGGTACTTCTACAACACCGCTGCTGTCGATGGTCATACGGGTTGTAATAGATGTTCCAGAATTAGTTGCGTTTGTAGCAAAAGCTAAACTTGAACCGCTTAATGAAAAGATACCTGCCTGTCGAACACTACCAGCCCCAAGGTTAATTCCAGTGCCGCCAGTGCCATTACCTTTTAGGCTCAACTGCGCAAAATCATTAGCGCCAGACGCAGTAATAGAAACATTGTTACTTGAGCCGCTCCAGTTAAACGGGTTGTCTTCAGTAGAGCCGATGCTCACGTTGCCTGACGAGCCGATGCTCACGTTGCCTGACGAGTCGATGCGCATGGCTTCCGCACCAGCGGTTCTTACAAGTAAACTGTCATCGTTATGGTCGTAAGAAAAACCACCCCTATATGCAGCAGACCCAACCGTCCCATCAGAGAAATATAAGTTAGTTCTTTGGTTTGACCCTGTACTTGCGATTGTGATGCCAGTGTGACCCGAAGATGCAACAACTAGATTGTCTGCTTCTCCGTCATAGTCAGTAGGCGAAGCTGTGCCAATCCCAACATTTCCGTCATTCTGGAATGTAGCTAGTGCACCTGTTCCATAAGTAATTTTTAGGTCATTACTGTCAGCATGAATGCCATACTTAGAAGCCTGTCCTGTGTCATTAAGTACAAGACCGGGGGAACTTGCACCTTTGATTTCTAAAGCTACGTCAGAGCCGTAATCTGGGCTAGGCGAAGCTGTGCCAATCCCAACATTATTATCGTCAGAAAAAGTAACCGCAGAGTTACCAGTAACAGTCCCGGCTGTAGAATTGTAGAACTTTAAATCCCCTGCTGCATTAACGCCTAAACCCCAGCCTTCATTACCACTGTTTTCTTCAATGTTAAGAGCAATGGCATTATTACTCCCCGCAGTTTTTAATCTGAGGGAAGCGAGGGTGGAGGTTGTAACACCGCCGATATCCATAGTCGATTGCACATCCAGCGCACCCGTCATGGTATCACCAGAAAGGTTCACATACCGTGCGTCTGATTGTGTTTGCGTAAGGTGATCAGCGAGTACGAATGTGCCGTAAGCTACAATGTCCACTATATCGTTTATTGCAGTGCCAGATGCAAATGCTACAGATGTCCCATTGGTAGCTGTTACGTCTGTACCCATAAGCTGCTTCACGCCGTTAAGGTATACGTCTATATAGCCAGCATCATAGGTAGCAGCAAAAACTGTCTGACCAGCCTGAGTAACAATATAAGTCTGTCTGTCTGAAGTACCGTTAACGGCAGAACCCGCCGACTGCCATCCACCAGAACCATATACGTTCATGATGTTAGTTGTGCTATTGAAATACAAAGCACCAATAACCAGTGCATCACCATCATTATCTAATGTTGGCGCAGATGCTTTAGCCCCAAGGTAGCGGTCATCAAAGTCATCATATGAATTAGCGGCTGCTTGTTCACTCGCTAGAGCGGCAGAAGCAGAGTTTGCGGCTTCACCAGCTTTTGTAGTGGCAATACCCGCCTGTGTTGTAGCTGTGGTTGCTGAAGTAGAAGCAGAGGTAGCTGAACCTAGAACACCGTCCACATAGCCCTTAGAACTGGCATCAGTATTAGCTGTTGGAGTGGCAAGACCTGTGATCTTGTTATTGCCCATAGCAACTTCGCCAGACATCGTACCACCAGCCGTAGCCAATCGTGTGTCACGCTGCGTATCTGTATATACTTTTGTAGCTACATCCTGTGCCGCTGTCGGATCACCTACGCCAGTAATCTTGTTTGTGGACATGGCGATAGCGCCTGTCATCGTGCCACCAGCTTTTGGAAGCTTAGTACCTATCGAAGTATTAAGAGTGTTAAAGGCATCATCATCGTCTGCCAAAGCCGCAGCTAATTCGTTTAAGGTATTAAGGCTATCTGGGGCGCTATCCACCAAGTTAGCTACCGCATTATCTACATCTATTTTTCGTGCTGCATCATTGTCATTGGTTGGGGCAGATAGGTTTGTAATCGTAGCCGCAGAGTTGGCGTCCATGTTGAGTGTACCGCTTATGGTCACATCATTAAAGCTGGAGGAGCCAGAACCTGCGGTTACGTTACCAGTTAAATCACCAGTGACATTTCCAGTTACAGTACCGCCCGACAAGCTACCCGTAACATTACCAGTTACGTTGCCTGTCAGTGCGCCAGTAATTCCACCAGAGGCTGTTAACGTAGTGAATGCACCGCTGGATGCTGTAGTAGCGCCGACAGTAGCACCGTCTATTGTACCGCCATCAATATTAACTGTAGCAAGGGTGGCCTGACCTGTAGATTGCAGCGTGGTAAACTTACCAGTGTTATGACTAGAAGCACCGATAGCAGTGCCATCAATAGCACCTGCATTGATATCAACTGTCGCAAGTGTTGCAGTACCAGATGCATCTAGATCAGTGAATGCGCCTGTGCTTGGAGTAGACGCACCAATAGTGGCCCCATCAACCGTACCACCGTTGATATCGGCTGTAGCGGCTACAAGGCTTGTATTTGCATTCAGTGTAGTGAAAGTACCTGCGGCTGGAGTAGTAGTACCAATAGAAGTACTATCAATAGCCCCAGAGTTAAGATCGATGGATGTAATTGTGGTTGTACCAGTGGCTGCTAGATTAACCAGTGTAGTATCGCCAGTTACGCCCAGCGTAGAGCCAAGGGCTGTGGCTCCTGTGATGTTTAGCGTACCGCCAGCGGCTACGTTACCAGCCGCTGAAATACCGCCACTCAGGAACAAATCCTGAAAGCGATTATTGTTATCGCCCAAGTCCACGGTGTCGTTAGCTTCTGGTAGAATAGCATTACCAGACTGTACCTGTACCAGTTCACGCCAGACGGCTGCACCAGTGCTGTTACCTACACATATGTATATACGTCCTGTGCTTGTGTTTTCCCACAAGGAACCGGGGACGTAGCCTTCACTGGCATCGTTTGTTACCAAGGGTGTTGTGGTAGCATCTAATTTATTCTTACCGCCAAGACCACCGTTTGCAATCGGCAAATACCCAGCCACAGATGTAGTAAGGTTAATCTTGGGAGAGTCTCCCGTTCCACCCGTGTGATTGTGTCCTGTCGTTGCGTTAAACGCCGCCGCAAGTTGGTTAAACTCAGAGTTCAATGGGGGAGCAGTAATAGGTGATCCGTTAATGATGTTACCTGTGGACTGCCGTGTGTAACCTGCCATCTGCTATCTTCTCCCTGCCGCTGTAAATTCAAAGACCATTCCTTGGATAGAAAATGGTTCAGTCTGCCCAACAGTCACAAATGTGGCCTGTGCAGAGAAACCTGATCCTTGAATGTCGCTGGTCATAATTGGCTTTGATGAACCGCCAAAAAGTACGTTTGTTGCGTTATAACTTATGTTCCTACCACCGTATCGAGTCGGAGCGCCTGAAGATGCTTGAGAGTACGTTGCAGGAGTTGATACGCTGCCGTCACCCCAATCGTATGTCATAGAGAGTAGCATCTCTAACGGGCCTTCTGCCCGAATGAATGTGTTGATCTTGCGCATTACTTTGCGTTGTTCTGTCTCACCAAAATCTAGATATGGGGTGGCGTAAATACTTACGATGTCATTTCCGTTAAAGCTTATACCGTTTTCTTGCTTATAGACTTTGCCATCATAATCCCCGTGAAGGACGAACTCAGAAGTTCCTATGTATCCGCTGGTACAGCAAGAAGCCCGAATGCCCAGAAGTTCACCAAATTCCCACCCAATAGAGCCTGAACTATCCGTTAATCCCCCGATAATACCAATGCTATCTGAAGCAGCGGTAGAAGTGTCTCCTATAAAATATCTGATCTGTGATTTAGATCGAATAACAACGCCATTGAGCGTGTCCATGTCTTCGTTGTTGATAATATCAACCAGTGTTGCCTGAATTGGTTTACTGACAGTTTCTAGTTCGACATCACCAATACGGCTTGTACCTGCAACAGGTCTAAAGCCGTCAGGTGCAAGAAACATAAGATCCCCACCGATTTCTAATACGCTATCACGGGCCACACAGCCCACGTTTGCGGTAACCTGATCTAAGGCAAACTGGTTACTGGTATTAACATTAATTTTCTTGATTGAGTTATTGCCAAATACGAATAAGTCATCACGAAACGGTTTGATTTGAACAACATCAAAGCCCGCCGCTATCTGACCGCCGCCCGCAGAGACATCCCATGTATAGGCATCATTAGCTGCGCTATGGGCTACTGCCGCTCTGGTAGATTCATGTCCCGATAAAAATACATGGTTTTCAAATACGTCTACAAGGGCAGGGGCGTCAAGAGCCTGATCTCCACCCGCTGTATTATTGGCTGCATCGTAGCCGCCAGTGTGAGCAAACTTAATTTCTTTCCAAGTGGAACCATTAAATACAATGGCGGGATTAACCCCATCAACGAATATAATATGATTGCCTGTTCCAAAGTTAAATACGGCATGACGTAGTTTGCTTACCGTAAGCCCGTTGAGGGTCATTGGTCTGGTAACTGAATGATCTAGAGTAAACTTACGCCAACCGTGATAAGCGGTGTAATAGTAAAAGCTATAGTCAGTACCACCAGCGTCCTGCCGTGCTGCAATTACTTGAGTGGTATTAAGAACATCATCTTTAAATATGGCAAGCCCTAAAACCTTACCTTGGCCTGTCGTCTGACCATCGACAGTTACCTCTCCGTAGTCGGTATCAAAGTCATCGTAACCTGCAATGCGACGATATCCCCCGAAGAGGCCCGGTTCGTAATTAACCAATCGTGTTGCTGCGCCGGGACTGTTATCCGAAAGATCCAAATGATTTTCGTTGGAGTTAAGGCCACCGCTACAGACTAATTTATAGGACTGTATTTGATCAGGCATCTAGAATTTAATCCGTGTGTCTCGAATTGAAACATTGTTGTTTATGTATAAGGTCTGAAGATCCTTTATGCCCTTTTCAAACGCCATATAAGCGGCTTGGGCGGACTCCATATTGTCTTTGAACATATATAGATGATATAACGCACCATCGATTAAAACGGTGTCAAAGCTTTCGGGAATGCGGGTGACATCAGTTGCATTTGTGATGTCAGAATAATTCAAAAAATAGCGAAATTTTAATGTGTACGCTCTATTGGGTGACGGGCTTACACCGTAACCATTGCCGTGTGATGGGAATACAAACTCAGGCGTATCTCGACCTAAGCTTCCTGCCGTATAGTCTGCGTCACGGTAGTCAGAGTACCATTCGTCCTGTTCAATAAGTTTAAGAGTTTTAAATCCTGTCCCTAAATTATCATCTGCCTGAATTTGAAAACTGTTCCAATCAGCAACTTTAAAATACTGCGGCCAAGTATACTCTGTCTGCCCTACAATTAACGTATCAGTTTCTTCGGCAGCATTGAAAGGCCAACCAAACTCTGCCTGATTAATTTTAGCTACTGCCGCCTTCACGGCATCCTTAACGAGCGCCTGAACGCCGCGAACCGACCCAAAGTCGGCCTCTGCGATCTCCACCTCATTTAGGCGGCGAAGAGTTTGGTTACAAAGATCAATGTAAGTAGATGGCATATAACTACCTTAATAAAAGAGGTAAGGGGCCAGCACTAAGCCAGCCCCTAAAAGTTTTATGCGAGGTTGTAGTTCGCTGTGAACAACGCCTCTGGGCGAAGTATTTTCCGGCCATACAAGGACATCCCACGGACGATGTCCGCGAATGTTGTTGGTGAACGGAAAGTCTCAGTCTTAGCAATCTGTTGAGCCGTAGCTACCGCAGATGCGTGACCAGCAACCATCACACCGAAGTTGGTTTCAGAACCCGCTGCCGCAGCGGTTCCAGCACCAGTACCAAGATATGGAAGGTTATTGGACTTGTAGATTGAGAACCCACGAAGAGTACCCGGCAGACGGCCATTGCGAAGCTCATCACCGCCACCGAAGTCTGCGTTGATCAGTTTGCTTGACTCATCCATCAACACTTCAGCAAATACTGGGTCGATTACTACCCAGCGGCCATCTGTGTCTACGTTGGCTTGATCCATTTGCCGTGCAATACGGTTCAGGATTGCCAATGGAGAAGTAATACCACCAGCACCACCGCCAGCGGCGATTGGAATGGATGTTACTTCGCCATCTACGCCAAGGTCACTTCCACCAAATGTTGTAATATCCAGCTTGTTCCCAGCCAACATTTCATCATTTCCGGCGGTAGAATCGGCTTTAGTACCGTTAATGTCGCCTGATGCTGAACGCCGCGCCCATGCGGATGGTGTCTTCCAGCCTGACAAGTAGCCCATTACTTCTGCGTCGAAGGTATCACGCAGACGGTAACCAGCACGATCTGAGGCCAAATCGCCAAAGCTGACGTGACTGTGGGCCTCTTCAATATCGTCGATAGCGAACTGGAAGTAGTTAGCTTGATCGACAACCATAGTGAAATCGGCGTCTGTCAAATCTTGTGTTGCCAGTTGAGTGCCGCGCTCATAGGTTGTGATAGTGATATCGGGTTCTTTGATAATTTTAACACTATCTCCAAAGTTGGAGATCTCTCCCGAATAATCGGTGTTGGTCACCGACTCTACGACAGATGCCTTGCGGAGTGCCTTCTGAACTTTTTTGGAATAAATTACAGGGCTGAAATTGCCCGTGTTAAGGTTAGTATAACCTGATGCCTTTGGAAAACCTGCCATTTTGGATGCTCCTTGAATGAAATGGCTTGAAATGAACTTCTAAAAATCAATTGAGTTGCATGATTAATTGGCGATAATGACGCCCAACAAAGTGTTTATAAATTGAAATTAGAAGCAGCTATAACAGACAATGTAACATCGGCGTCAGGGCATTAAGAGTATCGCCAAAGCGGGTCAAAACTTGCTGGTGGACCTAGTACTATTATCTGGAGGGTTTGGCGTAGGGTATACTTAATGAGTGTCCTACGCCTTAAAATCAATGGTTTCATTATAACACAGAGATTTAGTTACTGCAATAGTTAATTGTTTAATTAGGTGTTATCGTGCAGCGCCGGAAATGTCGTATGAAAAAGTACCCGCTGAAATTGCGGCGTTAATAGCTTCTTCATTTGATTCGTATTCACGGTCAGACATTGCCTGCACCATACTCTCAGAAAACGTGGCCTTGCCGCCTGTAGTAGGGGCCGAAGACGAAGTACGCCCAACTGCTTGGGCCGCTGACTTATTAGTCTTACGTTTTCCCATATCTGCTTTGTACAGATCGATAGTACGAGAGGCCCAAGTTGCGTCAGTATTATTCTTATAGACGCTGTCTTGCATAGCAGAGGGCTGCATAGATACCCACTCATGGAACTTTGGATCTTGGCGGATCTGAGCAAAGTCTGGGTGCATTTGAACTAGTTGTTGCTCTGCCGTCTTTTTATGCAGACTGCGCTCAAAGTTTTCCACTTTCTTTAGTCTCTGTTCGCCCTGTTCTAGTGCTTCGTTTGCACGTTTACGGGCAATGGTATCAACAATCTTAGCCACATCGGGATAGCGACTTGACCAAGCCTCTACCTCTTCGTCAGTCTTTGGAAACCTAATTTGCTGCCGGGTGGCCGCATCTAATTGTTTCTTGACTGCGTTTAATTCTTGATCCTTCTGATCTCTCACGGTTTGAATGTGCCGTTGAATATCTTGATAGCGTTTCTTATAGCTTTCTTCTTCAGCATCCAATTGCTCCACGGGCTGTGGAGATTGCTGCGCCATTTCTTCGCTGTAGGTCAATTCATCGTCCGCCTCTGGGGCGCGAGTATACTTTTCTTTTAACATAGGGTTTCCTTATGGGTCCGATAATATTCGGGTATCCACTTAAATTATGAATGCAAATTTCTGTTTTTTAAGCATCCCGGGGAGTTTTGATGTTGTAGAAACTGGCTCTTCAGTTTCTTCTTCATCGTCTAAAAGGTTGTCTACCTCTACGGTAGCTTCCTCTATGCCCACCTCTTCAGATGGCACATCTTCGTCTGCTTCGTGGTAACCTTTACCTTCGCAGTGTTCGCATCCAGCGCCGTCACACTCAGGGCAGGGTACTGTATCTTCAGCCTCTTCGTCGCCTGCGTGTTGAATTAGGCCATCCATTTGCATAGACATAAGACCCATCTCAGCCTCGGACTGCATCATTTGAATATGCTTCAGGCCGTGCCATTTAACTACATGGGCTGGTAAGACGTACTCATCAGTACTGAGCTTTGCATCGATGTCGTCACGCACGTTCTCAGCGTGAGATCCTACAGGGATAGGATTACCAGACACATCGTCGTATCCCATAATACCGTCCATCATACTGCCGTCACAGGAGCCGTCACAGTCTCCTCCGCATCCGCAGGCCATACCGCCGTGGTACATCTCCACGATCTCATCATTATCCATCGCCTTCTGGATAGCTTCGCCTTTGACTTCCTCATACTTGCTAAGTTTACCGTTCTTGTCTGTGTCGGCCTTCTTCTTATCAAGTTGGAACTTTTTACCTGCCATATCTTTACCCTCTTGTGTGGTTATTCCTTTCTGAGCGGTAGCTAGGCCACCCAGTGCATACTCTGGGGCATCGCCGCCAAAGAAACCTACTACGTCATCTCTGATGTCCCCGGCATGAAACATTGCGTCCTTAATGCGCTCTTTTATGGAGACATCGGAGCCGTCTTGCGGTGAGTACATATCGCTCTCGCCAGTGTAAAACTGTTGCTCTGTGAGGTCTGTGTTGAAGAGATTTTGGGAACGCCACTTAGAATAGTCTCTAGCTGTATCCTCATCCTCAAACATAGGTAGCTTCTCGCCCGTGTACATATCGTAAGGGCCATTTTCGTCATAATAATCAAAGAGTTGATTTAAGTCGTAGGGCTTACCATTAGTGGGGTCGA